GAGCTAACATACTAGGCTCAACTTTACACAATTTGACATATTCCTAAATCTTTTGTATCTTTTTGTTGATTTTGTATTTAATATATGTTAATATGATATTAAGGAGGTTAGATAATATGAATAATAAAATAGATACATTATTAGTAGATCTAATAGATGAATCTGATATAATAGAAGATAAGGAGGTGTAGTAATGAATAATCAACTATATAGAGAAACACTCAAGTTAATCAAAGAAACTAACAGAAGATTAGCTAAATTAGAAAAAGGAATAGATGTTAATAGAGGAACATATAATCCTAAGACTAAACGATTTGAAAGAAAAGGTAATCAAGTATTATATAAAGATGGTAAAAGAACTATCATTAAATCAGTAAAAAGAGTTAGTTATCCATTTGGTAGCTGGGGTACTAAGAAATTACAAGCTAATTTAAGTACACTACAAAGTAATGTTATTTCTAAAGGTAGATTAACTACTAACATAAAAGGACTAAGTAAAACTGATTTATCAGGATTAAATAAAGCTCTTAAATCATTTCTTAACTATAAAACATCTAAAGTTAAAGGAATAAGAGCAATAGAAGAGCAAACAAAAGCTAATATAAAAGCTGAACTTGAGGATTTTGACACAGAACAATTAACAAGTGAAGATATAGCTACTTTATATGATATGTTAGGAAAGCAAGATTTTAACGATGCAACTCGTTATATACCAGCATCTGATTTATGGGTAATGTTATATAATACTAAAGCTAAAGGAGAAGAAACATATATGCAAAGAATTTATGCACATATAGATGAATCTAGCTTAATGAATGATAATGATCTAAGAGATTCTCTTATAAGAATATATAATAAATTCAACTCGTGATTTATTATAAAGAGTGGATACCTTATGAAAAAAAGATAATAGGTAAAAGAAAAAAGATAGATAATAATATCTATACATTTGATATTGAAACTACATCATACTTTATCTTAGATGGTATTCAACACAATTCAATAGACTATGATTCATTAAATGAAGATGAAAGAAAAAGAGCTATTCCAATGAGTACCATGTATATATGGATGTTAGGAATTAATGATACTGTATATTATGGTAGAACTTGGGATGAGCTAGAAGAGTTTTTACTCACTATAAGGAATTATACTCCAGAAAAGAAAATAATATTCATACATAACTTAGCATTTGAATTTCAATATTTATATTCTAGATTTAGAGTAAGTAATGTATTTGCTAGAAAAAGTCATAGAGTAATAAAATGTGAACTAACTGATTATAATATAGAGTTAAGATGTACTTATTTTATGAGTAATTCATCATTAGAGCAACTCCCTAAGACATATAATCTACCAGTTAAAAAGATGGTAGGAGATTTAGATTATACATTCATAAGGCACTCAAAAACATACTTAACAGATGAAGAACTAGGATATTGTGAGAATGACTGTTTAGTACTTTATTACTATATTATGTTTGAACTTGAAACTTATGAAAGAGTAGATAAGATACCATTAACATCTACAGGACATGTTAGAAGAGAATTAAAACAAGTTACTAAAGATAATTATCAATATAGGAATAAAGTTAGAAAGTCAGTTAACATAGATCCTCATATTTATAATATGTTAGTAGATGCTTTTCAGGGAGGATATACACACTCTAACTGGATATATACAGATGAAGTATTAAAGAATATAAATAGTTATGATGAAACATCAGCTTATCCTTATGTAATGGTAACATATAAATTTCCTAGTACTGAATTTAGAAAATGTAATATAAAAAGTAAAGATGATATGATAAATAGTTTTGCTTATTTATTACATGTAGAATTCAAGAATGTTAAGAGTAAATATTATAATAATTTTATATCAGCAAGTAAATGTATGAACTTAAGAGGTGCTAAATATGATAATGGTAGAATTATATCAGCTAGTAGTTTTGAGATTATTCTAACTGATATTGACTTTAAATTATATTTAGATAGTTATAATTTAGAATATGAGATAAAAGAAAGTTATTATTCTATATATAATTATCTACCTCGTGATTTTATATTATTTATATTAGATAAATATAAAAAGAAAACTGAATATAAAAATGTAGAGGGTAAAGAAATAGAATACAACTTAGAAAAACAAAAATTCAATGCTTTATATGGAATGAGTGTTACTAACAATATATCTGATGAAGTAGTATTTAAAGATAATATGTGGGAAGAGAACCCAATATCTAATGGAGAGATAATAGAAAAGCTAGAAGAAGAAAAGAAAGCTGGATTCTTATCATTCAGTTATGGAGTATGGGTAACAGCTTATGCTAGAGATAATTTACTTAGAAGAGTAATGTCTTTAGATGAATATGTAGTATATTGTGATACTGATTCAATAAAATTAGTAGATGGATATAATAAAAGCATAATAGAAGATTACAATAAATCAGTAGAAAGAAGAATCAAGTTTGTATCAGAGAAATTAAATATAGATATAAACTTGTATAGTCCATCTGATAAACATGGAGTAAAACACATGTTAGGTTTGTTTGAATTAGAAAAAGAAGATTATCAGGAATATTCTTATAAAGAGTTTATAACTCAGGGAGCTAAAAAGTATGCAGTAAAAGAGAAAAAATTAAATAAAGAAACAGGGGAATATGAAGATAATATTAAAATAACAGTAGCAGGAGTACCTAAAAAAGGTAAAGTTGCTTTAAAAGATTTACACGATTTTAAAGATGGATTTGTTTTTAAATATAAAGATACAGGAAAGAATTTATTATTCTATGTAGATAATCAAGAACCTTTTATCCTAAGAGATTATTTAGGGGAGAAATTAGAGGTAAAAGATAAAACTGGATGTTGTTTACTACCTAATAGTTATACATTAGGAAAAGCACTAGATTACTGTTATTTATTATCAGATGATTCAGCTAAAAGAAGTATATATAAGGAGTAGTTATGAAAGATAGATTAAAAGAGATTAAATACTTAATATATTGTAAAAGTGAAATAATAAAACAATGTAAGAAAGAGATAAAAGAACTACAACAAGAGTCTGAAATGATAATGGGATATAAGAAATTAGAAAAGAATAAGGAGAAAAGAAAATGATTAAATATAGTATATCTAAACATCATGGAATTTACATACTATGGAAAGAAAGTAATCACGAAAAAGGATGGGCTATATGTGGTATATACAAAGGAACTAGAAAAGAATGCAAAAATAAACTAAAGGAGATATTAGAATATGCAAGATAAAACAAGTATTATAGAAATATTAAATTTATTAAATGAACTAGAAAGAACTATAAGTAACAATGTTAATAAATATAATTACTATATAGATGTAATAACAGATAGATTTCCTACATTAGAAAATAGTAAAGAATTTCAAAAGATAGAAATACAGGAGGTTAAAGATGAAAAAAAGAACAGAAGAATATAAATTTATTAAAGGTTTTAGTAAAATTAGTATAGCTGGAATATGTAGAAAACTAAAAATAAATAGAAGTGCTTTAGTAAATGGTAAAAGTAGAGAAGAACACTATATATTAGTTAAAAGAGAAATAGAAAAGGAATTAGCTAGGTTATATTTAGATGAGTAAACAAGATAAAATACACTGGAATATGGACTCCCTAGATAAAGTAGGAGCTTTAATTAATATAGCATGGGGAGAGAGATCCAATGGTAAAAGTTATCAAGTAAAACATAAGAAAGCTATAATACCTTTTCTAGAATCAATGATAAAAGATGGAGAAAAAAGAGATAGATTTATATTAGTAAGAAGATTAAGAGAAGAGATAACTACTGAAAAAGTAGAAAGATATTTTGCTGATGTTGATATAGCATCATTAACAAATAATCGTTATAATATAATAACATATTATAGAAGAGAAGTATATTTAGGAAACTATGATATAGAAACTGGTAAAGTTAAACGAGGAGAAAAGATAGGATATGTAGTAGCATTATCAACAGAGCAACACTATGCAGGAGCAAGCTATTTGGATGTTAAGAACATAATCTTTGAAGAGTTTATGAGTAGAAGTGTTTATTTAGCTAATGAACCTGATAAGTTAATGAACTTCTGGAATACAGTAGATAGAAAAAGAGGTAAAGTTAGAATGTGGCTTGTAGGTAATACAATATCAAGAGTATGTCCTTATTTAACTGACTGGGGATTACAAAATATTGTATCTAAACAACAACAGGGTACAATAATAACAAAGATGTTAGATACTGGAACAGAAGATGAGAATGGTAATCCAATTCAAGTTAAACTAGCTATAGAATATTGTAAATCTACAGGAAAAAGTAGTTTTGCTATAGGAAAGCATAAAGACATGCTAAATAAAGGAACATGGCAGAGTGATCCACAACCTCATTTACCTAAAGGTAAAAATGAATATAAGATACTATTTAGAGTTGGGTTTATGTATAAAGAATTCAAATTTATAGGAGAATTACTAAAAGACATAGAAACTAAAGAATCAGTATGGTTTATATATCCATACGATAAAGAATTTAAAGATAATTTACTAATATTTACAGATGTGGTAAAATTAAATAAAAGATATCAGAGAAATATATATGATATTACTATAAATAATGATAGAATCAAAAATGTATTAGAAACATTTAGAGAGGGGAATATATTTTATAGTGATGATTTATGTGGAACTGATTTTAAACAAGCAATAGATTTTACTATAAGAAAATAAAGGGAGATGATATTATGAGAAATAGTAAAGTAATACTTGCTAAGAATATTAAACTAGATAAGAATTATAAATCTGTATTAAAATATACAGAATCACAAATGATAGAACTGATGTTAAATAGTAATAACTTAGTATATCAAAGTAATACTTGTTCATTTATAAGAGATGAAAATAAAATAAATGTAAAAGCTGAATATGGAACATGTATTCAAGCAAACTATATAGCTTTCCAGAATCCAGATTATTCAAATAAATGGTTCTTTGGATTTATTGATAATGTAAGATACTTAAATAATGGAGTATGTGAGATATATTTTACTACTGATATATTTACAACTTGGTTTAGCTATTGGAGTCCAAAAGCATGTTTTACTATAAGAGAACATGTAGTAGATGATACAGTAGGATTACATACTGTTCCTGAAGATTTAGAAACTGGAGAATATATAATAAATGACTCTCACACTAATAGATTATTACAAGATAGTTGTGTTATATTAGGTACTACAGTAGATTATTATTTTTCAGATGGTAACTTCGTTTTAGGAGGAAAAAATGGAGGAGGAACTTATGGAGGAGTTAAAACAGCTTATAAATATTATTTATTTAGAAATACAAGTTCTTCTAAATTAGCAGATGTTATTAAAGGATTTGCTGAAAATAATTCATCTGATGCTATAGGATGTATATTCACTGCTCCATTTTGGATGATTCCTAGACAACAGGGTGGGGCTACTGATGATGTAGCTGTATCAGAAACTTATTCAGCTAATAATTTATATTGGGATTCTGATCCTAATTTAGATCCTACAATAACAAAGCCTACAACTGTAAATGGTTATACTCCTATTAATAAAAAGTTACTAACTTACCCATTTTCATATTTTGTTATGAGTAATAATAATGGAAGTAATGCAGTATTAAAATATGAATTATTTTCAACATCTACTTTAGGATTCTTAATAAGAAGTGTTCCTACACCATCTATGAGTGCTGTAATAATACCTCTTCAATATAATGGAAAAACAGAAAATTATAGTGAATGTATATCAATGGCTAAATACCCTATATGTGGTTATAATACAGATATTTATACTAACTGGTTAAGACAAAATGGAATCAATTATAATTCAACAGTTATAGCTGGAGGATTACAAATGCTAGGAGGAATAGGATTACTTGCAACTGGAGCAGGAGCTTTAGCTGGAGCAGGAATGATTACAGGAGGAGCTTTATCAATAGCATCTACTGTTAACAACTTAATCGAACATAGTAAAATACCTCCACAAGCAGATGGAAACTTAAATACTGGAGATGTAGGATTTGCTACAGGAAATACATCATTTACATATTACAAAATGAGTGTTAGAGAAGAATATGCTAGAATTATTGATAATTTCTTTACTAGAATGGGATATAAAGTAAATAGAATAAAAGTTCCAAATATGTCACATAGAGAAAACTTTAATTTCGTACAAGTAGGAGCTGAAGAAAATTTAGCATATCCTAATAATTATAATAATATAGGAATTCCAGCTAGTGCATTAAATCAAATAAACGATATGTTTAGAAGTGGTATAACATTATGGAATGATCATAATAACTTTGGAGATTATTCAGTTTCAAATAATATTAATTAAAAAAAAGAACTCATTATGAGTTCTTTTTTAATTAATAGGTACTTTTATCGGAATGTCGAATTTTCCGACAGCTCCAGCTGGTACATGAATTTGAATTAAGTTTCTATAATTATATGTAGTAAAGTAAACATTACATATAGCTGTACTATTATTATTTGATTCAGTTTTTCCTAACATATAATTAAGTGGTAATTCATCAACATAATAAGCATAAACTTGATTAGATCCTAAAGCAACTGGTAAAGTAAATGTAAAATTAACTTCTATATAATCTGTATGATTTATAACTTTATCATTTATCAATTCAGGAAAACTAGTACTTGTAGCTTCAGCTGTATAAATAGCTTCTTCATTTATTAAAGGTTGTTTTGAGTATCTTCCAGCAAGAATATTAATAACTGAGTAAGCTATTAAATTCATTCCACTATCATTTGGGTGTAGAGTTTCATTAAGATTATCTTTAGCACCTAGTAAGAATGGTAACATATTAATAAAGTTAACATTTGTGTCAATACAAGCACTATTAATCATTTCAGTAAAGAAGAAACTATTATGTACATAATTAATATTTCCTAGTTCACTTTTTAATATTTTATAAGGTGTATTACAACCCATAACAAATATTTTAGCATTAGTAAATGTTTCTTTTAATGTAGTTATACAATTTTTAACAGCATTTATATAATTTTCAACTGATATTGATAGTCCAGCTCTTAAATCATTATAACCACCTTCAATAAATATATAATCAATAATACTTGGATCTGTTATATTAGAAATTGCATTATTTACTTGTGAAATTATTGAATTATTAGTTATACTATAACCAGCACCACTAACAGCATAATTTAAAACATTAACATCTAAATAATTAGCAACTTTATTATACCAACAATTATCTTGAGAAGTAACATAAGGATAATTAGGCATACTCCAACTATCGCCAATTAATAGCATATTTTTTCTTCTACTATTAGGTAATTTTTCAGCTATTAATGTATTAAAATTAGTTAATGCTACTATATTATCATTATCTATAACATCAGTATTAAGAATTTCTCTTATTTTATAAAATGCACCTCTACCATCATTGTAAGTATTCTTTCCCATTATTCTTGCAAAGCTACCATTAGCTAAATTTTCAGCATTTTTCATATCGTTTAAATTATTATAAGCAAGAATTCCAGCAAGTTGTAAATATTGAGCTATAATATCTGTAAGTTGTCCTGATTCAGCCATTTCATCAAGTTTATTATCAACATATTCTTGTATATCTAAATTATCAATATAATTTTTTAGATCTAATACTTCTTTAGCTAATACATTAACATTATTATTAGTATTATTTAAATAAGCAACTACTTTACACCATAATTGATAAGATGTAATAGCATCAAAATCTTCTTCAATAAATGGAAAGTTTTGAAGTACCCATCCTTTAAATGGTGGTAAAGGTATAAAATTATTCTTTTTCATCTTCTTCATCCTCCTTTAATTTTTCAAAATATTTTTTAAATTTTAAATTGACTCCTAATTCTCCTAAGTTTTCATAAATTGATATTCCCTCAGTAGCAATACATACTATACTAGAAATATATAAGAACATATCAACTCCTATCATATATTTAATTAAATAACCAAATATAATAGCCGTAATCCATCCAAGTTTTTTTATAAATCCATCACGGGAAATACTAGAATTAACTTCTTTTTTCTTTATAGCTTTTAGATATCCTGTTAGAATATCAAAACTAATAAATATTCCACATAGTATAAATATACTTTGAGTATCTTTTAAATTTACTATAGCATTTATAAATTCTTCCATATTATCCTCCTTATATTAATCCATAAAATAATGAATCACATTCTTTAAATATCATAGAATATATATTATTCATTACTTGTAGATATTTTTGATATTCATCTATTGAATCAGCTCTTTTAATAGTTATAGTTTCAGATAAATTTCCATTATCAGTAGTATTATTAGTAGTATTATTAGTACTATCATTAGTACTATCATTAGTACTATCATTAGTACTATCATTAGTACTACTAGAATTACTACTTCCTGTAGAAGTTCCTTTATTTTGTGTATATTCAGTAACATATTTATCATCTTTTATATCATCTATTAAATCTTGTGGCATATCAGAGAATTTATTTTCTGTTTCAGTTGTATCAGATGATGTATTATTAATAGTACTATTAGATGTACTATTAGATGTACTATTAGATGTACTATTAGATGTACTATTAGATGTACTATTAGATGTACTTGTTTTTGAATCTGTTTGAGTTCTTGTATGAGTTTCTACATCTCCATCAAAGTTAATTCCAGCAAATCCCTCAAGCATTTTATAATACTTAGGCATTATATCATTAAGTTTTACTTCTAAATGAAGTTTAAATGATGTTACTGTATCATAATTTATTCTTCTAAACATATAATGTTTTAAAAATAAATCTTCAAATCTATCTTTTGGAAATAACTCACTAACTGGATAATAAAAATCAAATATTTTACTCTTAGCATAACTAGATAAATCTTTAATTTTTACTGGATCTGAATTATTATAATTAACCATAGATTCCATTATAGAATAAAGTGTAGGAGGTAAATCACACATAGATAAAGCATCGTTGAATCCTTTAAAATTAATCCACATTTTCATCTACCTCACTTTCTATATTATCATCTTCTATATTATCTTTATAATCAGATACTTCTTGTAAGAAATCATTAACATCAGCTATTGTAGTTGGAAGTCCATCATAAAATTCTACTTCTAATTTTTCTCCAAATAACTCATTTATTTCCTCAATAGCTTTCTTTCTTGCTGTAAATCTTGAATAACGACTAGCAATAGTTCCACCCATTGATGTTATTATTTCATCTCTAATCATTCTTTCTTTTTTCTGTACTGATACATTAGTTATTCCTATAAGTTCTAGGAATTCACTCCATTCATCTCTTAAGTTTTGAGTTAGTTTATCAGATACATAAGGAGCTGGTTGTAATACACATGTAGTATCTTCTAGATCTAGATTATCATAAGTAAGTACTGTATTGGCATTACCATCAATTTGATTTAATAAATCTTCTACAGTCTTTTTATTTTCTTCTGATGTTCTAAAGAATCTAGGAGTCTTTTGTTGACTAATATTCGTATCTATTACAGTTTTAATTAAAGCCATTCTTTCAGCATGTGCTACTAAGTTTGGAAATATAGATATATGAGAATCATTATCATACATAATAACAAATTCTCCACGATGTAGTGTTCTATTATAATAACCATTTTTTGGTATTACTCTAATACTTGTAGGTCTACCATATATATCTAAAGCTCCAACTGGAGTATATGGTAAAGCTAAAAGTCCCATAACTTCATCTTTGAAAAAAGCTATACTTCCTTTAATTAATAAATTACTATTAACATAAGCTAAATCAATAAACTTATTCATATTTTTAAATTGAAATACATTTTCAGCTAATCCCATCATTCTAGCTTTATAATCTAGATAAGTTCTAAAATTATATAATTGAGAATTAATTAATTTTCTTTTCATAAATCCTCCTTTCTATAAAATAATAAAGAGCTATTACTAGCTCTTTATTTACTAAGCTACAGTAATAGTAGCAGTTCCTGTTACAGAGTCATCATATACTGATGTAGCTGTTACAGTTATTTCTGTTGCACTAGTAGCATCACTATTAATTACTAAATGTCCTTTACTATCAATAGTAGCTGGAGCATCATCAGATAAACTCCATACAACAGCTTTATTAGCAAATCCAGTAGTTACAACAGTAGCACTCATATCAACTGACATTCCAGCAGATAAAGTAGCAGTTGCAGGACTTACAGTTACACTAGTTACAGTAGGTTCTTGAGTTGTAAATACTACAGCATTTTCAAATGGTGATGTAGATTTAACTCCCCAATAATGTAAATAATGATTATTCTTAAGTGTAGTAGGATTATAGAATTCAGTATATTTTCTACCCTCTCCACCATTATCTAAAGCATAATCATAATCCATGAACCATTCACGAGCTATAATACAAGCTGGAATAGTAGCTAGTTGAGTTTTTTCATCATCTGTAAATGGAATATAAGCATCTCCTAATACTTCAACTAAACGAGCTTCATCAGTTTCAGAGAATGAATCAATTATTCTTTCTCTTATCTTCATATCAGCATCATCTCTGAAGAATGAAGTAGCTAATACTTCTGTAGTTACTTGTGCATCAAATTCAGTATTTAAAATCATTATTTGATCGTCAAAACTTGTAGCTCTTCTGATACCAGCTGGGTTATAGTTTGGACTTCTGAATGTCATCTTGTTAGATACATCTTTCATCTTAGTAACTCTTTCTCTAGCTGTTAAGTTATCAAAGTTAGCTATGTAAACTGATGTTACAGTTCCATCTAGAATTCTTCTACATAATTGATATTTATCAACTAAGAATTCATCATATGTTAATGATTCATATAGCATTCCTATAGCATCATTAATATATGTAAATAATCCATCTTCTGAATCAAAAGCCATAGCTAATTGTTCATCAGATGTAGTAGTTTCATAGAACTTTTGGAAATTAACTTCATGTATATAATTATATACATTAGGAACAACATTTTCTAAGAATCTATCAACATCATTAGCATTAGCATTATAATCATATACATTAGCTAAATCATTGATTAATTCTCTTACTTGTTGTCCAAATCTTAAAGTTCCTCTTTTTGTAAAATCCCATGGATTTTCCCAAGCATTTCTTTTAATAACAGTTAAACCTATTAAGTTTACTGTATTAATAAAAGCATTACGATATCTTTCATTATTAACTATAATCTTTCCAATTGGAGCTATTGATTCTCCTTGAACTGGTAAATCAATATTATCTCTTAATTCTGGAGTTACATTAATAATATAAGATAATAGTTCTGCATTGTTTTGTGCCTTTAAAACACTTTTAGTTCCTTTAGCCATATCTTACACCTCCTATTAGATTTCTTGGATATCTATTACTTCTTCTTCTTTTAATTCATCTTCTTCTGAATTTTCTTCTTGAGCTTGCTCTATTTCTTCTTTTACTTCTTTAACTTCTAAAAATCTATCACGATATTTATTCATTAATTCATCGTACTTTGCTTTTAGCTCTTCTAATTCAGAATTATCAACTACATCTCCAAAAGAATCTGTAATATCTTCCATAAGTTCAACTTGAACTTCAGCATCAGTAACTTTTTCAGATACTTTTTTGATTAACTCTTCTTTAGTTAACTTTGCCATATTATCTTCTCCTTTCAATTATAATATATAATAAATGTAAAAAAATGTCAAGTAATTAAGTAAACTACTTGACATTTCTTGAATTTTGTGATTTAATTTTATTTCTTTTTCTTATGTTTTTTAAGAATAGAACCCAGTTGAATTTTATCATAATTCGTAACCATCCTCTATCATTGCTGTTAATGTTTTAGATCCTATACATCCATCAGGTTTTCCTACTTTGGATTCTCCTTTTTGTTTTTGATATACTTTAACTACTGATTCTAGATAATCTCCATAATAATTTCCTTTTAGTTTTCTTTCAGCATAGAAATTACATATATTTAATATTTTATCTCCATTATCTCCTTTTTTAAAATAACCACGAGGAGCTAAATAATTTCCTAAATCATATATGTTAGGTCTTAATACTCCAAGTATTCCATTAGTATCTATTTCTTGATAATTAAATCCTTTACCTGAACCCTCTCCCCAACATTTTACTTTTTTATCTGATATTTTTTCTACTAACATAGCTACATGACTATAAGGACATTGTTTTGAACCATAATTCCATATTACCCAGTCCCCAATTAGTGCATCTTTATAACTTTTCTTTTGAAAATATTTCTCAACTCCATTAGAACCATAATTAGTATATAATCCAAAAGCAAAATTAACATTTCCACAACTAAAATCAGCTTTACCATATATAAGAGAATTAAAATATTTTATAGCATCTACACATTGAACTCCATAGGCATGATCGTAATCTACTTGCATTCCTGTAGTTCTTAATATAAATTCTTTTGGTTTAATTTGATTCATCTTCTTCTACCTCCTTATATTTATTATATACTTTATATACTTTTAAAAATAAATTAATCATATCATTTAACGATTCAATAGATTTAGTTGTTTTAATTCTTTCTATTAATTCATCCATTATAACTATTATTCCCATATAAGTAATTTTTGTCTTTAAAGGTTTAATTTGATTCATTACAATTCATCTCCTTTAAATGATTTATTCTTAAATCTAGTATAGATATATAAGCATCCATAACATTATCTTGTGCTTGTAATAAGTTTCTTGATAATTCATCTAATTTTAAAAATTCTTTATTAAAAATTATAAAATCTTTTAATTTAGTAGATTTAATTTCTAATTCAGCTTTTTCTTTCTCTAATCTATTTATTAATTCTTCCATTATTTGCCTTCTTTCAATTTTTCTATGTCTTTTCTTATTTGTTCTATTAAATACAACATATCTTCACATTTAAAAGATGTTAGTCTACTATGGTCATAATATAATTGCCAAGTAGAACATAATTTGCTATCTAATTCTTCTATTATATTATTTAATCTTTCATTTTCTTCTTGTAAATTATCACTTCTTTCAGTTAATTCATTTATTCTATCAATATGTCTTTTAAAATCTTCTTGTAAATTATTATTTTTTTCTTGTAAATTAGTTATGTAATCTAGTAATGTATTTGCTTCATAATTAAATAATCTACAATAGGAATGTTGAATATAATTTTCTTCTTTTGATAATTTATCTAATATTTCTTTTATTTCATCTTTCATTATTTATCATCTCCTTAATACCTATAAGTTTCTTCCTCAAGTAATGATCTAGATGTTATTACTAATATTTTACTGTATCTTAATTTTATAACTCTTTTTCTGAATTTTTCATATTCATACTCATAATATTCTTCTTTCCAACTTCTTTTAGTTAGTTTATCGTATATATTTATAAATAACATAATAACACCTACTTTACTCTTTCACAATGTTGTAGTGTATATCCTGCTTTAGTACAACTTTCTATAAATGAATCATCTATTCTTTTTATAATAGATATTAATGTAAATACTAATATAATTATTAATAGTATTATAATAGTTAATTTTATTTCTTTTCTTAATTTATATCTTTTCATAATTACCTCCTATAATTTAAAAGCTGGATTATTCTCCAGCTTTTTTAATTAGTTCTTCCATATGTGTTTGAAATTCTTTTCTTTTATTGTTGTAGTCTGTGTTAACTTCTTCAAAAGCTAATAGAGTTTCTATTTTTTCTTTTAAAATTTCTTCTTTTTCTGTTAACTTACTTCCAGTTTCATATTTTTCTAGTAATTCTTTGATTACTTCTAAATCTCTTAAATCCATCATAATTATTTATCCTCACTATAATATACTTTAATATCTGGTCTATTGTTTATTATTTCTTTAGTATAGAATCCAACAAGTCTATTTTTGTTTATGTCTTGTCCTGTTAAGTACATTCCTTTTTCTGATTCATTGATCCATAAACTAGAATATTCTTTATTATCTTCTGCTGTAAATATTCTGATATCAGGAGCTTTTTCGTTAGTCTTTTCTGTAACATATACTCCTCTTAGTTTTACTTGAGGTTTTCCATCAATACTTGTATATCCTGTTAGATATCTTTCATGTGTTTCCTCGTTAGTATGTTTCCATAATACGAAACATTCCTTTAGTGTAAATTCCTTTCTTTCAGTATTTTCTCCAATAACATTATTTTCCATATTTATTCCTCCTCTCGTTATTAGATAATTAGTGTTATTTTCTAACACCACACAGCATATATAGGAAATGAAAAACATATTAAAAGCCAAAATTAGGATTACTTAATAATAGATAGGAGTACCTATATATACTGTGTGCTATCAGAAGATAGCACATGTCAATTGTCAATACCAGATGAGATAAACATGTATGAGAATCGAACTCATAATTTCCAATATCTAGAAAACATGTATGCATAATATCTCATCTGATAATACCATATTACTATAGTTCTCATAATAAGTCAATACAAAATCAACAAAAAGATACAAAAGATTTAGGAATATGTCAAATTGTGTAAAGTTGAGCCTAGTATGTTAGCTCAGGAGTTGTGTAAAGTAAATGTGTCAAGTAAGTGTCAAGTAGGTTGACATAATTTGACAAACATTTGTTTGCTTTACACAATTTTACACTTTTAGGGGAGATTTACTTGACACTTTTCTGTCAAGTTTATATGCCC